GGTTACCCGCGAGTTACTGGAAGTGCGACCCGAGAGCACCTTGTTGAATTCAAGGAGACGATCGGGTACCACATCAAGGGTTTTCATCGACTGAAAAGCCAAGGTGTGCTACTCCCTCACACACTGTTCCACCAATGGGATGCATACGGTGAAGCTTATGGTGGTTGGGATATCACCAATAGCAACACCGGCGTGCATGCATGGGCAGAACCTAACGACAAGTGGATAAAACCACTAGATAACGTTAGCGGCAAGTGGAACCCAGATCCTGGGTCACTTATCGAGTATGTGAGCGGTAAAGACGCTTTACCCTTTGTTCAGGCTGCAGCGGCCAGGGCTTATAGCCAAGGCTGGGACGTTCTAACATTTATGTTAGAGTTCCGTAAGACGCTGGAAATGTTCAAGAATCTCTTGAACAACCTCATCAGTATATTGTCACGTGGGAAGACTTCAGTTTCACTGAATACTCCCACCAACAAGTACCTTGAGGGCCGTTACGGCTGGAGGCAATTAATATTCGATATTCAGGATATTAATAAAGCCATCGAGTCGTTAAACAAAGAGCGCAAGCGCGTTTCTGAGAAAGTGGGAATCACCATAGGTGAGCAAAACGTTAACACGTATGCTTATTCTATTGGGGATTTCGGCGCTTTTGACATCATGGTAACCGATCAAATCGAGATCGGCCTCCGTGGTGCCATTAGCGCAGACTTTAGCCCGTCTAACTTCCAGTTCAATCCAATCATTACTGGTTGGGAGGTTATCCCTTTCAGCTTTGTAGTGGATTGGGTACTGTCGGTTGGTCAGGCTTTAAGTGCACTTTCTTTCGTAACTGTGTCATCTCGGTATTTCGCGTCAACCGGTAAGTTTATCCGGCTGACAAGAAAGTGCCAGTCCTCCGCTCCGGTTTTCGGAGCAGGGTGGGGCGGTTCACATTACGTGGACAGCTCCTGGACTGGGACGTATACCGAACGCATCCCTACTTCGGTGCCTTTACGACCGTTTCCAAGGCTACATTTAGATGGCTGGAAGATCATGGATCTTCTGGCTCTCTTTATGCAAGCTCTGGGTAGGAGGTAAATATGGCAGCTATGACAACTGCCCTCACCGAGTTTTCCAATAATGGAGACTCAATCACGTGGACCACTTCCGGTCATACGGCAAGTAAGCCGAAGCTGGTTCTGCAGAAGCGTAAGGTCCCGTCTGGTTCTCAGATAGTTAGTGAAACAACCATCCAGGTTGTTCACGCTACTGAGGACGATGCAGGCGAGGTCCTTCCGCAGAAGGTCGCCTTTGAGGCGAAAGTTCGTCACCCTGTAAATGGGCAGGTCGCGGATGTAACCGCTGTTCTCGCCATCTTCCGCGACATTGTCGCAGGAGATGAGTTCGGGAACATGGTTACTACCCAAGAGCCGCTCAAGTGAGAATAGCCTTATGGCTACTTTCACGTTTTACATTGGTGCGGTACTGGCCGCGTTACTTGGCCTGTACACGTTCTTGGAAGACTCAACGGGACGCCAGGAGTTCACATTCAGTCCATACATCCCACAAGAAATTGTGGTTTGTACTGGACATGATAGTGATCCTCCTGATTGTGTTCCCGCTGAGTTGGCTATCTTTTAATTGATAGACCTAACCTAGAACGTTTCTTTCACTCAAAGTAGAGGAGATCGTAATGAACCCTCAAACATTTGTCTATGGGCTAGCCCAAGACTATGTTAAAGACCTTCGTGGCGAACTGCCCTTGGACATCTATAATTCGTTGACCGGTTGGATTCGGTCGCGGAACTTAGAGTCCTTGTGCAGTGCTTGTGAGAGATTGGGGGACGTACAACATTTCCCCCAAGTCTTCAACTACCTAATGCAAGTAGAAGCATTCTTTAAAAAGAATGTTGCATTCTCTGATTCGGAACGATGCGAAACAGCTGCTCGCGATTCCTTCTGGAAGAACGAGCGGCGATGTCGCATCACGAATCGACGGTTGGAATGGTATTATACTCGACGCGATCGTTTAGATCCCGATTTGAGTTCTACTATCCACCGTATGGAGAACTACATTGCAAAGGTTCTTGGAGATTTCGAACCCTTCTTGGAAGAGTTACCCAAGAATGTTCGATTCACAAGCGGAGCCACTGCCACTGCAGCCCGGTCTCAGTCTCAGCCCTACCAGAAGGTTCGTAAGAACCCGAAGGTAGGTAGGAGAGCATTTCGCTATGTGTCGGCCCTATCCGAGTACTTTGGATATGGACCCGCACGGAAACGAGAATGCAACTGGAACCGAGTAGCTTTCGTCCCTAAGAACTGGAAGACATACAGAGGTATCGCCTGCGAACCGGAGGGGAACATTCCTCTCCAACTCGCTATTGATACCTACTGGAAAGGTCGACTCCGAAAACATGGAATCGACTTGTCTGACCAGTCTCGAAATCAACGTCTCGCCCGAGAAGGCTCTTTGTACGACCGTTTGGCAACGGTCGACCTAG